CGCCCCTGTATCCACCACTGACAAGGAGACAGTCGACATGACTGAAGCACTTCGGACTGTGGTCGTGGACGGACTGTCGGTTCAGACGACCGATCAGGGCGCCCAGGCCATCGCAAAACTACAGAAGGACTTGGAAGCCGCTGGCACCAAGTTCGCCGATGCTGCAGCCGCCCACACCGCTGCCATCGGCGCCAAGGATCAGGAGATCGGCACTCTCAAAGCTGACCTGAAGAAGGCGCAGGACGCAGCCCCGAAGCCCGAGGATATCGACCGCCTCGTCGCGGACCGCGCCGTGTTGGTGCAGGTGGTGAAGGCCATCGACGCCAAGATCGAGATCAAGGGCAGCGATGCCGATCTCCGTCGCGCTGCCGTCAAGGCAAAGCTCGGTGACGAAATGGTCAAGGACGCTTCCGACGACATGGTCACTGGCATGTTCCGCGCTATCGCCAAGGATGTGAAGCCGTCCGATCCCTTCGCCCGTGTCCTCGCCGACGGCCTGAAGACCAACGACAACACCGCGAACACCGAGAAGGCCTATGACAGCTATGTCAGCAGCCTTCAGGACGCGTGGAAGACGCCGAAAGGAGCCGCATAATGCCGACGATCCAGAGCACGTTTAACGCCACCCATTCGCGGTGGTTCGAAGGCATGGTCCTTACTCAGGAGCCTGCCGACATTGTCACGCGTATTGCCGAGGATGCCGAGGGCATCGGCTTTGGCAAGGTCTGCGTTCAGGGCACCGCTGACAATCAGGTCGTGGACTCGGAAGCCACGGTTAAGTTTGTCGGCATCGCTGTCGCCGACCCAGGCCAGCCGGCCGACATCTACGCCCAATACGCCAATGTGGCGGTGATGAAAAAGGGCGTGATTGTTGTCGCGGCCGGCGCCGCAATCGCGGTCGGTGATCCAGTCTACTATGTGCCAGCCACGGGCGTTCTGACCAACACCGACAACTCCAGTGCCAACACCCTCATCGCAGGCGCCATCTGGGAGACTTCGCGCGACAGTGCGAACCTCGCAGCAGTTCGCCTCAACACCCCGTAAGGAGCGCGCGCAATGCACGGAATGTTTACGACGGACGCACAGCAGCGGTCCTTCAACTTCCTCGTCTCGCAACAGTCGATCATCGAACCGACCGTCTACGCGATGAAATATCAGGAAATCCAGTATCCCGGCCTCATCCCGGTCGACACGTCGGCGCCGGAGTGGATCAGCTCGGTCACCTATTTCTCGATGGACGGCGTCGGTCAGGCGCAGTGGTTCGGCGGCAAGGCCCACGACATGCCCAATGTCGATCTCAGCCGCGAGAAGTTCGAAACCGGCGTCCATATGGCCGGCATCGGCTACGGCTACGATCTTGAGGAGTTGGGTAAGGCCCAACTGCTCGGTATGAACCTGACGGCGGACAAGGCGACGCTCGCGCGCCGCGTCTCCGAGGAGAAGATCGAGGCGGTCGCCTTCGCTGGCGATACCAGCAAGGGCCTGAAGGGTCTGGTCAACGCATCGACCCCGGCTCAGTCCCAGGCTCCGAACGATGGGAGCGGTTCGGCGCGCACCTTCGCCAGCAAGACCCCAGATCAGGTGCTCCGGGACATCAATGGCGAACTGGCCGGCGGCTTCACCGGCACACTCGGTGCGATCATCGCGGATACGATCCTGCTGCCGTACTCGGTGCTGTTGGATCTGTCGACCCGGCGCATCGACAGCGTCAACCAGACGACTATTCTGGAATGGGTCGAGAAAAACAACATCTACACTCGCACCACCGGGCAGGCGCTGACCATCCGCGGCATCTGGGGCCATCTCAACACCGCTGGCCAGTCCGGCGGTGCCCGCATGGTCACCTATCGCCGCTCTCCGGACGTGCTGAAAATGCACATGCCCATGCCGTTCCGGTTCTTCCCGGCCTGGCAGACCGGCCCGATGCGCTTCGATGTGCCGGGTGTCTTCCGCCTTGGTGGCGTGGACATCAAGCAGCCGAAGGGCATCCGCTATCTCGACGGCATCTGAGGAGGATCGACCGATGACGAAATACACCAACATCGATAAAGGTCCGCGCGGCCTCAACACCACCCAGGGTAAAGTCTGGGTCGACCCTAGCCACACCGTCGAGGTCGAACTCGCCAAGGGCGAGGAAGCGCCGCCGTCGAACTGGTTCACGGTCGCGGAGGACGAGGAAAAGGCTTCTCGCGAACCGGCCAAGAAGTGATCTTAACCCGGCGGGCGACTGCCGGGCATCCATTCACCGGAGAGAGACATGGCTGGATACGGGGATAACGCAGGCTTCACTGCCAACGCGACGGCGGCCGGCTATGTCATCCCGGACGGGACGACCGATGATCAGATCACCGCGGCACGGCAGCGCGGGGCGCTGGTCATCGATCGGTACGAGCCGAAGTTTCCGGGCACGCGCACGGCAGGATTCGCCCAGGAACGCGCGTGGCCACGCACCGCCGCCGCAACCTACTACGGCGAGGCGATACCGCCCGATGTCATCCCTGTGGCGATCGTGAACGCATCGTATGAGGCGGCGTTTCTCGAGTTGACGAAGCCGGGCAGCCTATCGCCGGTGGTTACCGGATCGACCACGGCCAAGCGCAAAAAGGTCGGGCAGATCGAGATCGAATACGCCGGATCGTCAGTGACCGATATCGATGATCTCGTGGCCCTTGCCACGCCTGTGGTGACCACGATCGAGGGTCTGCTCTGGCCCTTCCTGATCGCGTGCCTGCCTGCGGTCCTGGTGGTCTGACATGGCGTTCGACTATGCGGAGATGGTGGCGGTCGCCGAGGAGTTGATCGCCGAGTTCGGCATGCCCGGTGCCATCCGCCGGCAGACGAACTCCGGCCCGGCCTATGATCCATCCATCATCGAAACAGACTACCCCTGCATGCTCGCCGTCCTAGAATATGAGGATAGCAAGGTCGACGGGACGCTCATCAGGCGGACCGACAAGATGATCTACCTGTCGACCGCAGGGCTCTCGATCACGCCAGTCGAATCCGACAAGGTACTGGCAGACAGAGCCTTTTCCATCATTTCCCTGAAACCTCTATCCCCGGCCGGCGTGGTCGTCTTCTGGGAAATCCAAGCAAGGAGCTGATCCATGACCATCAAAAGCGCAGAGCTTTCCATCGGCTTCAAAGCCTCGCTGTCGAGCGGCAACAATTCGTTCGGAAGCCTGTTCTGGAACGGCGAGATGTCGCTGATCCAGGCGTTTTCGGACGGCACCACCGCCAATAAATTCGACAAGCAGTACATGGCGGAGCGTACCGTCAATGCCAGCAGCAATGACGACCTCGATCTTTCCGGCGTCTTGACCGATATTTTCGGCGCAACGATCACCGCTGCCGAACTGGTCGGTATCATCCTTTTCAACGCTCCGAAGAGCGGCAACGCCAACGTCTCGAACCTGACGATCGGCGGAGGCTCGAACCCAGTCACGCCCGGCTTCATGGGGGGCACGACACCGACGATCGGACCGATTGTCCCGGGCGGAAGCCTCGTGCTCGTGAATCCAGGCGCGGCCGGCCTCGGCGCAATCACGGCCGGCACCGGCGACATCTTGCGCATTGCCAACGGCCCCGGCGGCGCGGCGACCTATCAGATAGCGCTGCTGATGCGCTCGGCCTGATGGCTCGCAACTCCGACCCGATCGATGATCTCGTAGCCAAGTGGGAGCCGCGCCTGCGCGAAGCCTTCCTCAAGGCAGTACAGAAGATCGTTGATCGATCGAATGTGTCTCTGATTGCCCGCATGCTCCAGAACGGGGATGTCGAGGGCGCGGTGCGGGCTGTCGGGCTTGATCCTCTGGATTTTCGCGACCTATCGGGCGGCATTACCGAAACGTTCAATGAGGGTGGCCTTGCGTTCGAAGAGCAGATACCGGCCCGGCGCGACTTGCTGAACCAGAGCGTCGTCGGTTTCCAGTTCGATGTTCGGAACCTGACCGCAGAAGCCTGGACGCGGGATCATTCAAGCAATCTCGTCACTGGCATCATCGAGGATCAAAAGGCCGCGATCCGGGATTTCCTCACAGCCGGCCTTGTCGAGGGGCGGAACCCAACCTCCACCGCGCTTGATCTGGTCGGACGAAAGAACCCGGTCACCGGTCAGCGAGAGGGCGGCATCATCGGCCTCACCTCGGGCCAGGAAGCATGGCAGGAGCGCTATCGGCAGGAACTCGCGGGGACAGACCCCGACGGGCTGAGGAACGCGCTGACACGAGGCCTACGTGACAAGCGGTATGATGCCGCAATCCGTCGAGCCATCGACACAGGCAAGCCTATCCCGGCCACGACACAGGCCAAGATGCTTCAGGGCTACCGGAACCGATCGTTGAAATACCGCGCTGACACGATCAGCCGCAACGAGACGATGCGGGCGCTCGGCGCCAGCCAGACCGAGACATATCGGCAGGCGATCGAGGCAGGCCACGTCAGAGCCGATACGATCACGCGGTTCTGGATGACCGCTGGCGATGAGCGGGTCCGGCATAATCACCGGCTAATCCCGGGCATGAACAAGGACGGGCGCGGCTGGCAAGAGCCTTTCGATACGCCGACGGGGCCGAGCCTGCACGCGCCGCATGATCACGACGTCGGTTGCCGGTGCCGCGAGCGTATTCGCATCGACTATTTCAGATGATCCGCTTGGAGCACGCCATGCCCGAATACCGCACCGTCAAGAATGCCAAGGCCCTCAAGGGCGCAGTGATCGCGGCCGACGACGAAAACCTATCCGGTGGCGTCGACAGCGCCATAGGGCTCGATACAGGAGCCGATCAGCCCGACGCACAGCTTGATATCCGCTACCGTGGCGGCAACACCTACGTGAGCTTGGCTGTGGACGACGGTAAGGGCAAGCGCATCCCTCAGGAGCATTGGAAATTCATCGGCCTGATATCGCCGGAGGATTGCCGCACGAACTGGAAAGCGGCACAGGAAAAGGCCGCTGCCTCTTCTGCAACTGAAGAGGCGGCATAGCATGGCCGTCTCGAACCTCAGCTTTGCCGCGGCGGTCAAGGATTGGGCAGAGAAGACCGAGGCGAAACTTGAGGGCGTATTCAAACTGTCGTTCGAGATGACGGTCGAGGCCGTGCAAGACCTGACGCCGATCAAGACCGGCTTCCTGCGCAACAGTCTCACGGTCACGATTGGGGAGATTGCTCACATCGACCCGCAGGCGACGGGTAAGAAGGGTGCCAGAGTGCAGGTAACGCCGGCGGCGATCGCAAGCGCCAGACTTGGAGACACGCTGTCAGCGGGCTTTGTGGCCGCCTATGCGCGCCGGGTCGAATACGGATTCGATGGTACTGACAGTCTTGGCCGCAGCTATCATCAGACCGGCCGGGCGATGGTTCGGCTCGGCGTGCAGCGCTTTCCCGAATTCGTGCAGGCGGCAATCAAGCGGGCGGGTTGATAGACGGCGGTTTTACCGGATCGTCCGTGCCCATCTCCGAGGCCATCAGCAGGCCCAAGGATAGCAGTGTCAGCATCTTCTCAGCCGAGCGGAGAGCCGTTTCGGCGCGCACTGTGGTGCCTTTGCGGTCAGCGAATAGATCGGCCGCCTGGGTCAGCAGGTCGTGGGCTTGGTTGTCGCTAAGCGGTGATTTTTCAGACATCGGCGAAAGGAATACCGACCATGCGGTTCTCTGTAAAGCATGACGACCCCGGATATCAGAACTATCAGGCGCTCAAGAGCGCGGGCGTGAGGATCGATATCTTTGTTGACGGTGTGGAGGTCAAGGATGTCTCCATGGCCGATGATCTCGCCGGGTGCCTTGTGCATGCCGTCCGCGACGACAAGGGCAATCTGACGACCGATGGCGAAAACATCATCGAGCAGACACTCCGCGGCAAGGTCGAAATCCGCATCTCCCAGCCGAAGGCGGTAGAGGCCGATGTCGACGGACAGTGACATCCTGAAGGCGTTCCTCGATCGCCTTGGAACGCTGGCCCTCTCACCGCCACTGCCGATCGCATACCCCGGCATCGATTATTCGGGGAGCACGAATTACCTCCGTGCCGATCACCTCCTCAACCAGACCCGGCAAGTCACAGTCGGCGACGACCCACAGCAGAAGCGCGGAATCCTTCAGGTAACGGTCGTGTGGGCGCGCGGGCAGGGGCTTGTAAAGCCGCTGGAGGCCGCAGGAGCCATCATCAACCATTTCAAGAACCTGGTCCTCTGGGCCGGAGAAACGCGGATCACGATCGACCGCGAACCATGGGCGGCAAGCCCGATACAGGAACCCGATCGGGTGTCGATCCCGATCACAATATCGTGGCATGCATTCGAACCGGAGGTTTAGACATGGCGAATAAAACCACAAAGAAGGGTAGCAAGGTTTACGTTTGCTCCACTGCCCAGAACGACGACCTCAACCAGTCCGGTTTTGCCGCGCTAAGCTGGGTTCAGGTTGGGAAAGTCGGCAATATCGGCGACTTCGGCGCGACGTCGAACGATGTCACCTACAATACCCTCGACGAGGCGGTAACCACCCACCAGAAGGGTGTTGCGGATGCCGGCGCGCCTGACATTGAGGTGGCTTCGATCTACGACGACGCCGGGCAGGTCATCCTCCGGAATTTTGGCGATCCGCTGAACCTCAACAACATGGCCATCAAGATCGAGCGCAACGACAAGCCCGCCGGCTTCTCGACCAACACCATCATCTACAGCCGCGGCGTCGTGTCCGGCCCGATGTATCCGGGCGGCGGCTCCGATGACTTCGACCTCGAGCGGTTCACCGTGCGCCTCAATCAGGTGCCGATCCGCGTCAATCCCCAGGCCTAAGGAGCCCCCATGGATATCCTCGATATCAAGCCGCAGACCATCACGATCGATCTCATCCACCCGAAGACCAACAAGCCGGTCGGGATCAAGGTGGAGCTCCAGAGTCTCGAAAGCGATGCGGTCAAATCCGTGCAGCGCGCCATCGCCAACAAGGCGCTGCGAGGCGGACGGAACTCCACGACAGCGGAAAAGATGGAAGCCAACTCCATGGCGATCCTCGCGGCTACCATCGTGTCTTGGGAATGGGCCGACGGCCTCACTCTCGGCGACATCAAGAAGCCGGCATGCACGGATGAGAACAAGCAAAAGCTGCTCTCCAATCCGGTTTGGTCGGCGCAGATCGACCGCGCGCTCGGAGATGAATCCGCTTTTTTCTCGAACTAGGCGCCAGCTTTTCGGAACTGGTCGCCACCTACGTCCGGTATGAGACGCCGGATCAGGATGGGGAAACCCGTCGGGAGCGCAATGAGCGCTTCGAAATGGACGATCGCAATCCGGACGTGGAGCCTCCCGAGGAATACGCCTGGATCTGGGATTGGTTTTGGCAGCTTTCCGCCACCCGTCGGCAGGGCCAGCACGGGCCGGACGCCATCACCTATCACGACATCGCTATCTGGTCCGCGATGACCGGCAATCAACTCCTCCGGGAGGAAATCGCCATCATCCGGGCCATGGATGAAGCGTTTGTTTCCGCCCTTGCCAGGGAATACCGCGAGCAGCGCGAAAGGGATCGAGAATGAGCACGGATGTCGCTGCGCTTGGCCTGTCGGTCGACAGCTCCCAAGTCGTCAAGGGCACAGCCGCGCTCGATGGGCTGACGAATGCAGCGGCCAAGGCCGAAGCGGCGGCGGAAAACTTCAACACAGCCACCACGGCGACCGCATCCGCAACCAGCAAGGTATCGCCGGCAGCAAGCGCAGCAGCGCGGGCCATGGAAGGGCAGGCATCGGCGGCTTCGAATGCCGCGCGCGCGATGAACACCGCATCGGTGGCCGCGCAGCGCCTCGCTGCCAATCAGAACGTCTTGCATGGCCAGACCGGCAATATCGCAGCGCAGTTTCAGGATATCGCCGTTCAGCTTCAGGCCGGCCAGTCCCCGTTCACGATCGCCCTGCAGCAGGGAACGCAGCTTTCCGCCGTTCTCGGGACTGTTGAGGGTGGCATGGCTGGCGTCGGCCGGACGCTGCTGGGTGCCTTCGGCAGTCTGGTAAGCCCAATCTCTCTCGTGACGATCGGTCTGATCGCTGCTGGCGGCGCTCTGCTGCAGTATTTCACCAGCGCTGACGATGATGTCGAAAAG